TGATGTAGAAACAACAGGGATGAAAACTAGTAAACATCCAAATGATTTTGGTGGATTTGTTGAAGGTCAGTTTATGAGTGGACGCAGGTTAGATCGTCGACCACGAAGAGGTGATTGTGGATCGTTGGTCTTATCCGAGGTGAATGGGAAATATTTCATTTCGGGGATACATTGTGCCGGTGCAGTAGGTTACTTTTTCTCTCCTAGTGGTTATCCATTGCTGATATCACAAGTGAGTCAAAATAATTTACCCAAACCACATGGTATGTGTACTATCTCTGAAATGGGAGATAATTCTCGTCTGCGTAGTGGATCACGTTCAAGTGGTCCTCTTAAAGAACCTTATCACAAAGGAGTTCAACATTGGTGTGAAACTCATAGTGAGTGTATAGGTTCTTATTTGGGGAGAGTTCGGTCTACATCTAGTGTGCAACCAACTATTGTGAAGGATGAAATAGAGAAGAAATTTGATATGAAACTTGAATATGGTGCACCCATGATGGAGCCGACTCAAACTGAAACAGGTGAATGGTTAAATCCTTATACGATAGCCACCTCAGCTCAAGGAAATATCACTGGAGCTTTTTCTGAAGTTGATGTAGAATATGTGGCTGGAGCATTTACTCATGATCTTTTGGCTAACACTAAATGGTTAAAAGATACTGGTCCTGTTTCTTTGGATGTCGCAATTAATGGCATTGAAGGAGATCCATGGATAAATCGGCTACCAATGTCTACTAGTGGAGGTTTTTACTTCCCTGGTAGAAAGGATAAGTATTTTGATAAGATTGATGAGAATACTTATAAACCTAAACCTGAAGTACTCGAAATGGTGATGTCTATTGAAAATGCTTATAAAATGGGTGAAAGAGCAAATGTAGTATTTAATGCTACATTGAAAGATGAACCCACTAAGCAGAGTAAGATTGAGGCTGGAAAAACGAGAGTTTTTACGGCTTGTGATGTTGCTTTTTCTATAGTTGTGAGAAGACAATATTTGAAAATCACCAAAGCTTTTATGACGAACAATTTTGTTACAGAGTGTGCAGTAGGAATGAATGCTTATTCCAAGGATTGGGAGCATTTGCATACTTACTTAACACGTTTTGGAGAAGATAGGATTATTGCTGGTGATTATTCAAATTATGATAAGAACATGCCAGCTATTTTTATTAGATATGCTTTTCATGTTCTTGATCAGTGTCGTTCTCGTCTACGATCCATTTCGAGAGTCGACTTTTTGATAGGACAAGGTATTGCCACTGATGTTTGTTTTCCAATAACAAACATGAATGGTGACTTGTTTCAGTTTAATGGTGGAAATTCTTCTGGCCATCCTTTAACTGTTATCATCAATTCAATTGTCAATAGTTTGTACGTACGGTATGTATATATGAAGAAGGGATTTAATCTCTACACTTTTCGTAGTAATGTAACTTTGATGACTCTTGGAGATGATAATATTATGGGAAGTAGGTTGGAAGATTTCAATCATACTGTTATTCAAGAAGAGTTAGGGAAACGAGGCGTACCCTACACCATGGCTGATAAAAAAGCTAAAACCAAACCTTTTATTCACATATCCCAAGCAGATTTTTTGAAGAGACGTTTCATGATGAATGAGTATAGAATAGTAGGGCCTTTGGAATTAAAAAGCATTTTTAAAAGCCTTTGTTACTATGTTGCTAAGAACAATATTAGTAATTATGAGCATTTAGCTCAAGTTTATCTAGCTGCTCGAAGAGAATGGAGTCTTCATGGAAAAGCAATCTTTGATAATTGCACTGCTAAGATGGAAGACATCTTTAGTAATGCGCCTTATTCAAGAGTTAAGGACTTTTTCATTCCTCAACATCGCTTTGATTATGAGACAACATTGCTTTGGGTGCTGGAACTAGATGAAGATAGGAAATCATAAATTATTAATTTGTTAGTTAAATGATGTCCCAATTATTAAATTTATTAACCTTAAGAACGGAAACTCAATTATCCCGATATTGACTTCAGCACCAAATATGGAAAGCTGGTGACTGCCTACGAATAAGATCTGGGAACACCATAAGTGAATACTATAGTAAGAGTGCTAGAGAAGTGTGAACGGTAAATATCGAATTGCCCGGAAGTTCTTTTGTCCCTGTTTCTGTAAATAAACCTTCCTGTACATGGCCTCAGGGCAGAAACATATTAGTTAATAGATTGCAGCTCTGAATAATTTTCATTTAATGTTTGTGAATTAATAGTTTATTTTTGAATATTTTGATCTATATTATTTTAACCTTATTTTAAATCAATATGAATTTTGTTATTTTTAAAGAAGGGCAAGGTAAGAGCTGCCAATTTATTGAATTATTTAGCTACGAAGTTCAATCGAGCTTTGGAGCTACTAATTCATCAGTGCATGCGGCGAACAGCATGCACAAAATGGTTGCTGGAGGAGGATCTTCAGCAATCCGAGCCTTGGATGATGGAATATCAGGAGATGCTGATATTGGGAACTTCCTTAGTCGAAAAGTGCGTATTGCTCAACAGACTTGGGCTCCTGGTGCTAGTTTTACTGCTATTCTAAATCCTTGGGAATTATTTCTAAATAATGCCGCTGTTCAAAACAAATTAGCAAATTATTATTTGTTAAAAGGCGATTTAGAAATCACCATTCTTGTGAATGGTACACCTTTTCATGCTGGTATGTTGTTAGCAAGTTACTCGTATCTTAGTGTTAATACAGCCATTATTACTGTTGGTGGAGACACTCAATCTGTAACCAGGTCTCAAAGACCTCATTGTTGGATTAATGTTTCAACAGAGAAGAGTGGATGCATTTGCGTTCCATTCTTTGCTCCAACACCATATTTGAGTTTGGGAGATGCAACCACTTCAGCAGCAGATTTGGGAACATTGAACATTGATTCTTTGCGTCCATTACTACAAATCAATGCTGGTACAGATGTAGTTTCCGTGTCTGTTTTTGCTCGTCTAGTTAATGTTAAATTAACTGCACCAACTCAGAGAGTTGTTACTATTAGTGGAACTTCTGATTTGGATGTAGAGTCTTTATTTCAATATGAAGTACAGTCTGACACGAGCAAAAACCCAGATGATGAGTATGATAATAAAGGTGTTATTTCTGGTCCAGCATCAGCTATTGCTGATTATGCTGGATACTTTACCAACATTCCTTATATTGGACCTTTTGCCACTGCAACTCAGATGGGAGCTACGGCAGTGGGTGGCATTGCTCAGTTATTTGGCTATTCTAAGCCAATCCAATTGGCTGACGTGATGCCGATGCGTAATACTGTGGTAAGCAGTTTAGCCCTCACTGAGGGGGGTGATACCTCTCAGAAGTTGACTGTTACTGGTAAGCAGGAACTTACAATTGACCCATCTACTGTAGGTTTTGATGGTACTGATGAATTGACAATCAAGCACATGGCTGAAACTGAATCTTATTTGACTCAGTTTGAGTGGCCTGTGACTGCAGTTCTATCTGACTATCTTTTCTCAATTGATGTTGATCCAATGGCAGAAAGAAGAGATGCAGTAACTGGGGGATATCGGATTATTCCGACTTCTCTCTCATTTGTATCACGTGCTTTCTCTGAATGGAGTGGTACCATCAAATTTAGGTTCCAAGTTATTGCTTCTCAATATCACCGAGGACGATTGGGTATCATCTATGATCCTTATGGAGGCTCAGGGACTAATCCCTATAACACGACCTTCAATACAATCCTCGATCTTGCAGACGCAAGGGATGTCACTTTGGCAGTTAATTGGCAAAATGACAGACCTTATTTGGAATGTGATGGAACAAATACTCGAGATTTTTGGCAAACAGCTGTTCCAGAAAGTCGTACTGTCTGGCGTAACTTTGCTAACGGGGTACTTTATGTACAAGTCCTCAATGAGTTAGTTGTTCCTGATGCAACTTCTTCTGCACACATTTTGGTCTCAATTAGTGCAGGGGATGATTTTGAACTGGTGAATCCTCGTGGTGAAAATATTCAGGTATTTCCTGATCCTATTGTCACTATTAGTGGTGAGTCCAGTATCGATGTCAATTCTCTTTTTTGTTATGAAGTACAAGCTTCAGCTACGGAGATTACTCCAATTGATGAGAATTCTCCTGAAGGAGAGAATGTTGTTGATGTTACCACGGATATAGTTATCACGAGACCAGAAAAACCCCTAATGTATTATGGTGAAAGAATCATGTCAATTAGACAACTCCTCAAACGACAATGTTTGTGGAGAACTATGGGAGTATTCACTGCTGCTACAACAGCAGAAAGATACTCTTGGATCATGAAAGCTTTCCCAACAACAGGAGGTTATGACCCGGCTGGTCAAGATTCAGCCGTTGGACCTATTCCTTTCTGGTATAATAATTCTACTTACTTAACGTATTTTAAGTATTATTTTGCTGGATGGAGAGGTTCAATTCGTTACAAGTTTTGTCCTAACACGGAGGTACAAAATATTTATGTGCAACGTTATACTGGTGCCACTGCGAGAGCTACAGCAAGTACTTTCCGACCTCTAACAACACAAGCTTTGTTGCGTGGTCAGTCAACTTCTGTTTCTGCTCACAATGGCATCATTGATGCAAAACATAGTAGCGCTGGTGCTGCTCTAACACAGAACAGGACCATGGATGCTCTAGAAGTTGAAATTCCTTATCAACTTCCATTGAGATTTTCCAGAACTAACGCTGTATTTAATGCAGTGAACACCAATACAATTGGAGAAGCCTACCCAGGTGGAGATGCGTTTGTGCTTTTGGCACATACGCCCTACTCGGGATCAGCCTTGTTCAATTGTGCAGTCTATGTTGCTGCAGGCGAAGATTTTAATTTCTTCGGGCGTGTTGGTGCGCCTCCGCTGTATAGCTATTCGCTACCAGCGTCAGCATAGTAGTATTAAATGAGATGGAGGGGTCTCAGCCGTGAGTGGCGGTTACGCCCATGAAATATTAGAACTTGAGAGTTTTCAACCATGATATTTCATGGGGAGTTTTTATCACAAGTTTTAATGTTGAGTGGAGCCTTATTGGGCTACCCTATTTGCAA